CCCTGCCGGATCATTTGCTAATACTACGAACGCAACGCTGTCAGGGAAAGTTTTGTATGTCAGTGGAACTTATTTGACAACGACATGATGCAACTCGACAAAATCACCCACACCCTCGCAGGCGCAGCCATTGCTGCTGCCCTGCTGCCGTGGGGCGTCATCCCGGCGCTGCTGGCTGTCATCGTGGCCGCTGTTGGCAAAGAAGTATGGGATGCACAGGGGCACGGCACGCCCGACCACATCGACGCGCTGGTGACCATCTCGGGTGGCGCCGCCATGCTGGGCTGGCTGCTGTACGCCGCGCCGGCCATCGCAAAAATTACCTGACCATGCACTGGACCACACATGGCTGAATTCAAAACCATCCACACCACCTACGGCCTGGCGGCAATCGCGGCAGCCGAGGCCAGCGGCATCCCGATCAACCTGACGCACATGGCGGTTGGGGATGGAGGCGGGTCTGCGGTCGCGCCTACCGAGGGAATGACTGCGCTTGTCAACGAGCGTTGGCGAACGACGATCAACACGGTGACTCAGGATCCAGCCAATCCAGCGGTCTTCTACGTCGAGATTATGATCCCTGCGGCCACGGGCGGCTGGACCATTCGTGAGGTGGGCGTCTTCGACGATGACGGCAACCTGTTCGCTGTCTCGAACTACCCGGAGACCTACAAGACTGTCCCTGGTGATGGCGCCACCAATGACTTGGTCATCCGGCTGGAGATCATTGTCTCCAATGCCAGCGTGATCACGGTGACGATTGACCCGAGTGTGTCGATAGCCAGCCGGACCTGGGTGCTCAACAACGTCACCATGGCCACGCTGCAGCCGGGCGGCACCACCGGCCAGGTGCTGACCAAGCAAAGCAACGCGGACGGCGACGCAGACTGGCAGGATCCGGACAGCAACACCGTGCTGGTCAACACACTGGAGGAGCATCAGACGCTGGCAGCCAGCCAGGCGATCATCGCCATGACGCAGCGCACGACCTTCGGTCTGTCGGTGCTGATTGAGGGGGTGCGACTGCCTCGGCGCGCTGGTGCTGGCGGCTGGCAGCAGGGTGTGGATGACACACACATCGTGCTTGGCGGGCCGACCGGCGGCGGCTTCTACCCCGTCGGCACCGAGGTGACGATGTTGCAGAACGAGCCGGCCGGCAACCTGCCGACGCCGCTTGAGCGCAGCTTGAACCTGTCGGACTTGGCGAGCGTGCCGACGGCTCGCGCCAATCTTGACGTCTACAGCAAGGCGGAGACCGACCAAAAGGCCCCGGCTGGCCTGGTTGGGTACTTTGCCAGGAACGCGGCACCAGCTGGCTGGCTCAAGGCCAACGGTGCTCTGGTCAGCCGCGCCACGTATGCGACGCTGTTTGCCGCCATCGGCACGACGTTCGGTGTGGGTGATGGCAGCACGACGTTTGCATTGCCCGACCTTCGTGGGGAGTTCATCCGTGGATGGGATGATGGGCGCGGGGTGGATTCTGGGCGAGCGCTTGGATCGGCGCAGGGCCACCAGTTTGCAAGCCACTCTCACGAGATTCCAACATTCGGACGCGATGGATCTGGGCAATATGGGAAGGTCGGTGACTCTGGCAGCGGACGGACAAACACCGGTATCACGATGAATTCAGGCGGCACTGAAACCCGCCCCCGCAACGTAGCCATGCTCTCCTGCATCAAATACTGATCATCATGACCAGCAAAACCGTCTACCAGACCGACAGCGAAGGCTGGTTCATTGGCGCCACGGAGGCCGATGAAAGCCCGCTGGAGCCAGGTGTCTACCTGATCCCGGCCAACGCCTACGAGCAGGCTCCGCCGACTCGCAGCACGTGGCCTGAAGGCCAGTGGCCGCGTCGAAGCGGCAAGCGCTGGGTTATGCAGTTGCCGCCAGTGGTGGCGCAGCAAAGCCCCCAGGCAAAGCTGGCGGCCTTCCTTGCGGCCAACCCTGATGTCGCAGCCATGATTGAGGGCGCAAGCCCGGGAGGTGTATGAGTCGCGTACTTGATATGTGGGCCGGGATGACCGGCACAGTTTTGGACTTTGCGGGCGCCACGGCGCCGAATGGCTGGCTTCTGTGCTATGGCCAGTCACTGCTTCGGGCGGACTATCCGACCCTCTTTGGGGTGATCGGCACTACGTTTGGCTCGGTGGACGGAACGCACTTCAATCTGCCGGACTGCCGCGGTCGCGTGCATGCCGGCAAGGACGACATGGGGGGCGTGGCCGCGAGTAGGCTGACCAATGCCGCTGGCGGTGTTGCTGGCGCTACATTGGGCGCTGCTGGTGGTACAGAAACCCACACGCTGACCACGGCGCAGATGCCTCAGCACAGTCACGGTGTCACGGACCCAGGGCACGCCCACTCGACAACATTCCGCCTTGGCACTTCTTCAGGTGGCTTCGGTTACCCGATGGGCAGCACTGTGGACGACGCAACCCACACCGCCACCGTTGAGGGCGCCAGCACGGGCATCACGATTCAGAACCAAGGCAGCGGTAACGCCCACCCAAGCACCCAGCCAACCATCGTGTTCAACAAGATCATCAAGGCGTGACCTCCTTGCGTCGTGACATGACACTCGCGTCAGCAGTCGCGAGAAAACAATGCCAGAGCCAACATCTACCGCCGCCACCACGCTGATTGCAGCGTCTGCCACCGTTCCAACCCTCGCGGCGTTCGGCGTTCCACTCGGGCTTCGGCCTGATGTTCTGATCGCTGGATTTGCTGGCAGCCTCGTTGCCATCATCTTGCTCAACAGTGTGCCGTCGGTGGATGGATCGCTGGTTGGGCTGCTCCGATCAACCACCCGCAGGATGGCGGTCGCTTTTGCGTCAAGCCTGACGGCGGGTTACCTGACTCCGATCATGCTCATGATCAATGTCTTGCCGGACCCGCTCTTGCTGGGCGTGGCCTTCGTTGTTGGTGGTGGTGCCCAGCGCATCTATGCGGCGGTGATCAACCGCTTCAGCAAGCAGACTGATGGGGGCGTGGCATGACGGCTCCGACATTGCTTCTTGTGACCCATTGGCTTGCCGGCTTCGTTGTCCTGGCCGCTGGGCTGCACCGGCTTGAGCACTTGAACGTGCTGCGCAAAGGCCTGACGCGACAAGCTCGCATCGTGCTGTGGATCGAGGCTATGGCCTGGTCCGGGCTCTGTGTTGGCGCCGCTGGCGCCATCATCACGCCGCTGCTTCCGCTGGAGCGGCCAACATTGCAGGACTCCTGCGTGATGGCCGGTCTGGCGGCATTGCTGCTGATCCTCCGACACAAGGGTGAACCATGTCTTCAGTGAGAACGCCATCCGACTGGAACCGCATCTTGGTGCAGTGCCAGGTCAAGCCCCTGACGGCTGCCAAGTGGGCGGCCGTTTTTGCCACGGAGATTCTGCCGGGCACGTTCTCGGCGGGTGACAGCGAGGTGGACGACTGGTTGGGCCAGGTGCTCCACGAGTCTGGACACCTGGAGCGCGTCGAGGAGAACCTGAACTACAGCGCCGAGCGCATGTGCGTGATCTGGCCGTCGCGCTTCCCGTCGGTCGGAGCTGCTGCGCCATTCGCCCGCAACCCCGAGGCCCTGGCCAACAAGGTCTACGGCGGGCGCCTGGGCAACACCTCGCCAGGTGACGGCTGGAAGTACCGCGGGCGCGGCCTGCTGCAGGTCACAGGCAAGGACAATTACACCGCAGTCGGCAAGGCCATCGGCGTTGACCTGGTTGCCAAGCCCGAGCTCATGGCCACGCCAGCCATCGCGCTGCGCGCGTCGATTGCGTGGTGGGAGAAGAACGTGCCCGACTCCGTCATGGGCGACATCGTGCGCGTGAGCAAGCGGGTCAACGGCGGCACCATCGGGCTGGATGAGCGACGCAAGCTCACGGATGCAGCACGCAAGGGGTTGGCATGATAACGCCGTCGCAGATCAAGCTGCTGGCCGTCGGCGGCGCCTTCCTGGCGCTGCTGGCGTTGTGTGGGTGGCAGGAGGTGCGGGTGTCCCATGCCAAGGCTGACCTGGCCACCGAGAAGGCGGCGCACCAGAAGACCAAGACCGACGGCGCCCAGGCCCTGGTGCTGGCCGTCGAGAACGCGCGCAAGACCGAGTCCGACCTTCGTGCCAGCCTGGACCAGCTCCAGGCCCAGGCCGCCCAGGAGAATGAGAATGCCAAAGCCCGTGAAGATGCTCTTGCCGATGCTGTTCGCTCTGGCGCTCGCCGGCTGTCAGTCGTTGCCAAATGCCCAGGCGCCGCTGCAGCAGGCGCAAGTGCCGCCTCTGCCAGCGGCGGTGGGGCCACGCTTCAGAGAGCCGAACTTGACCCAGCGGCTGCTGACCGAATTGTCGCCATCACCCGAGACGGCGACCGAAACACCCGCGAGCGCAACACCTGCGTCGAAGCCTACGAGTCGGTGAGGGCTCGCCTGAACGCACTAAACCTGCGCATCAGCGGCGCCGGCCAGTAGGCTCGCGCGCCGCCGCGCACGACGTGCACCGGGTGAATCCGTAAGACCGTCGCACCTGGTGCATGTCATCCCCGCAGTCCGCGCACTCGACGGGGCCATAGCCGCGCTCGCCCGGCTTGTAGGTCACCACTTCGCGGGCTCGGTTGTTCTGTGCCCAGATGGTGGCTTCGTGTTGTTGTGCTTTGTCTTCCAGCGACATACTGCTCCTCTTGTTACGAGGAGTTTGATGTCCCGACACGCTGCGCCAGCTTGCGCATCATGCGATCCAGCCAGCGTGCCAGCCGGCCTGGCGGCTCCGGCATCGGGCGCAGGTTACGCGACGTGTGAGGGCCGAAGGCCTCTTGCATTGTTCGTGGGTAGCGGCGGGTGGTTTGCATGGTGGTGGCCGGGCCTACCGGCGTGGGGTTGATCACACTCACCAGGGCGCACCCTGGTGGCTGGGGTCAGCCCTGCTGCAGGCCGTAGGCGGTGGCGAAGGCGGCTTGGTCTTCATAGAACTCGTCGGCCTCTCGCGTGTGCCTGACGCTGCGGATCACCTTGATGTGCCCGTCGTCTTCCCAGGCCCGGATATAAGTGCCAGAGGTGGCAGCAGGGAGGCCAATGGCCGGGAGGGTTGCCTTGACGGTGCCACCCACATTGTTCAGCGCACACATGGCGCTGTAGACGGCTTCGGCCTGGGCTTGGGTGAGGATCTTGGTGGTCATGGTGTTCTCCGGTGGTTTGCTTGGATCAGGCCTCGTACTGGGCGCGGATCTGTTCGGCTTGTTGTTGGCTTTGGCCGTAGTACGGGTGACCGTCTCGGCCCTCGGCCAGCCAGTCGTTCACTCCGGCTTGAATCTGCTGCTCCAGGTTCATATCGCTGAAACTGGGGTTGTTGACTTCGTAGGCGCTGCTCATTTCGTTCTCCGGTGCTTTCTTTGATGCCTCAATCTTAACCAAAAAAGATCAAGTTGTGTTGACGGTTACACAAAAAAGCAACACCCGGTAGTTGCCCGGGTGCTGTGAGTGTCAAGCCACCAGCGTCAGCGCTGGCCGTGGGTTCACCACGCCGCTGAGCCAGGTGCTCCACTTGTCCATGGCTTCGCGCATCTGGGGTAGGTAATCGGCCCGGTCGTAGTTTTTCGACCCAGTGTCCTGCTTGGCATGCTGCTGGATCAGGTCGCGCGTGAAGCGGTCGATGCCAGCGTCATGAGTGCGAGACTTCCACGTCCGGCGCAGGTCGCGCGGCTGGAATGCCGCCAGCTCGGCCCCGTCCTTCTCCAGCCACCGGCGCACAGCATGCGACACGCTGATCGCGCCGATCGTCTCGCTTGCGCTGTCGCTGCGCGCCGGGAACAGCGTGCCGTCGCCGTGGAGCTCCTTGGCTCGGCGCAGGTCGGGGATCAGGATGTCGGGCAGTGGGATGATGTGGTCGCGCTTCTTGCCCTTGGTCTTGTGGGCTGGCATGTGCCAGACCTTGGCGTCCAGGTTGATCTCACTGCCACACATGCGCAGGGTCTCCTGCACGCGCTGGCCACAGCCGAGCATCACTCGGATGCACAGCTCGATGCCGGATGAGAACCCGGCTTCGCCGTCCTGGCGCAGGTTCCACAGGATGCGGATCTCATCGGCGCTCAGGTTGCGGTCGCGCACCTTGATGGCGCCGTGATCCTTGGCCACGTCGGCGGCTGGGTTGTGCTTGACGCCCCAGTCCTGGCGGCCGGTCACGGTGTAGTCGTTGGCCGACTTGATCGCCCAGGCGAAGGCAGCGGCCAGGTAGCCACGGGCCTTGTCAGCCGCGCCGCGGTGGCCAGCCTGGTAGAAGGTCGAGACGAACTTGACGATGTCAGTCGCGGTCACGTCGCCGGGCGCCTTGGTGCGACCGATCGAGTCGGCCGCGTTGTTCTTGGACAGCAGCAGCACGCGCTCCACCTCGCCAGCGTTGGCGCGGTTCTTCTCGTGCATGGCCTTGATGCGGGCCTTGAACATGGCCTCGACGGTGATGGAGCTCGCCTGCTCCGGCTTGCGCTCGGCGGCCGGGTCGGCGCCCATGGCGATCGACTGGAACATCTCACGCGCCATGCCGCGCGCCTTGTCGGGCGGCGCGTCGCAGGACCGGCACAGCGTCACCTTGCGCTGCGTGCGCTTGGCGTCCTTGGTGCGGTAGCGCAGGACGTAGGTCTTGCGGCCGCTGGCCTGGATGCGCAGGCCGAAGCCCGGCAACTCCGTGCACCAGATCCACGCGTCGCCACTCGCTGGCGTCGGTGCGTTGTCGACAATCTGCTTGGTGATCTTTGGCATGTGTGCTCCCGTTCATTGCCTCTGGCCGGGCCCACATCGGGCGCAGCTCAGCGTGATTGGCAGTGATTTTTACGGGTCCGGTGGTGGTGGGTGAAGGGGGCTAACTCGTTGTCATTATGATCGAAAATGATCAATGGTGACAAGTGGTGAATGTGCGTCACACCGACTTCCAAGCTGCTTGTTGCGCGTTCGAGTCGCGTCACCCGCTCCACCACCTCCCTCAAAAACCTCTGCCAAGACAACGTGTTGCACGGGCCGCGCCGGCCGGTCAAGGCCTGGGCTGCGCCCGTCCACTGGTGGTTCGGGCGCAGGTTGGGCTCAGGCCTTGGGTGGCCTGGGCGCAGCATGCGGGTCGGGCCCGTGCCGCGAAGGCCAGGCCTCGACCACGTGGCGCACGTTGCCCATGGCGAGAGGCTGCAGTGGCGCGCGGTCGATGCGCAGGGTGACGCCCATCTTCCCTGCCGCCACCACCAGGCTCTCACCAAGCTGTCGGATGTACTCTGCACTGGCTTCCGGTGAGTCCATGGCCGCCATCATTTCATCGGGCCGGACGAGGATGTTCGCCATGGTCATGCTCCCGTGCTGCCAAGACCGCCGGCGCCACGCTCCGTGGTGCCAAGCTCGTCGACCTCGACCATCTCCACCCTCGGGATCGGAACGATCATGGCCTGGGCGATGCGGTCGCCGGGGCGGACGATCAGCTCCTGGCTGAGGTCGCTGTCGCAGGTCAGCTTGACCATGAGCTCGCCGCGAAAATCTGCGTCGATGATGCCCGTCGCATTCGCCAGGCGCACGTCGTTCTTGAACCCGTGGCCGCTGCGGCTGAACACCAGCATGACGTGGCCATCAGGGATCTCGAAGGCCAGTCCGGTTCGGAAGGTCTGGGGGCTGGAGCCATCGACGCGGCGCGCCTCATGCGAGTCCCAGTCGGGGCTGCCCCATGGGGTCAAGGCGTGGATGTCGAAGCAAGCCGCGCCAGGCGTGGCGTACACGGGCAGGATGGCGGCCGGGTCGAGTTTTTTGACTTTGAGGTGCATGGTTGTGGTGCGGTTGTGCGCTCACGCGCGGGGTTGGAAAATGATGCGGAAGGCGAAGCGGATGCGCGCCAGCAGAGGCGCGCTGGCGATGTCAGCCGGCGGGCGCCCGTCCTTTGGCAGTGGGCACCAGGCGGTCAGGTACTGGCCCAGCTCCCCGTACCAGTGCCCGATGATCGCCACGCCGCCAACGGTCAGCAGCAGCACGCGCTTGCCGAGGTGGGGACATGCCTCGTGGCGCCAGTAGACGTCACCAGGTGGGGCGGCGATGTAGTCTTTGGTGGTGGTCATGTGGTCTTGTTGGTCATCTCATGCAGCTTGCGCGCATCGGCCAGGATCCGGTCGGCCTCTTCAATGCCGCGCCAGTGCATGAGTGGATTGATGGTGCGGCCACGGTCGTTCTTGGGCCACAGCTTCTTGTGGTCGTCGCGCAGCACCGTCTGCCCCGTCTTGGCGTTGGACTCGAACAGCATGGCGCGGTCGCTCACGCCGTAGAGGTGGAGGTGCTTGTCAGTGCGCGTCGGCTTGGCTTTCAGCAGCCAGCGGCACTCGCAAGAATGCCTCCACGCCTCCGAGGCGGTGTCCACGTCCTGGCCGGTTAGGGGGTCGAAGGCTGCGGGCATGCTTCGTCGGGCGTCGGTCGCTCGTTGTCGTACAGGTAGAACTCATTGTCGCCGCTGCGCTCAAAAGCTCCCAGGCACTCGTCGTGCATCTTGACCGTGCTGGCATCGCCATCGTCAAACCAGCGCCAGCGGTGGTACAGGCTGCCTGGTTCGATCTTCTGGCCGCACCATGAGCACCGGTGTTGCTGCCTGGCCTTCTGTGTTGTTCGGGTTGTGCTGCCGCAACTCATACCACCACCGTCACTTTCTCGGCAGCCCGGGTGACGGCCGTGTAGAGGTGCTTAGCCGCGTTCTCGCGGAAGACCGAGCTCTCGTCGAAAACCAGCACGTTGTCCCAGGCCGAGCCTTGCGACTTGTGCACCGTCAGCGCATACCCATGGCAGAACTCATCCGCCCGCTTGCGCATTCTCCAGTCCATCTCCTTCTCGGTGCCGCGGAAAAACTCGAACGGCGTCTCGACGTCGACGGGGATGATGGGCTCGGGGTCGTCCAGCGACGCCACGCGCATCATGAACTTGGATCCCTCGATGCCCACCTTGTCGACGGTCCACAGGCCGCCGTTGAGCAGGCCCTTGGTGCGGTTGTTCTTCAGGCACACCAGGCGGTCGCCCTTGGTTGGCATCCAGTCCTCGGGCCGGCCGTAGATGCCGCGCAGTTCACGCACGCGCCTGTTGAAGGTCTGGCGCGTCGCGTTGCGCCCGCACAGCAGTTGGTCGGCGTCCAGCACGAACTCGCGCATGGTCTCCTTGCTGATGTCGGCGCGGCGCACCACCAGGCTGTCGCCGTACTGGCCTGGCGCCAGGCCTCGCCCCTCGCGGATGTCCATCGACATGCGGATGATTGGCGATTCCGCTGCCTGACGATGGATCTCGGTCAGCATGATGTCCGGGTCCTGGCCGGTGAAGAAGCCTTCTCCGCTGATCGGCGGCAACTGGAACGGGTCGCCCAGCACCAGCACCTTGGTGCCAAAGCTCAGCAGGTCCTGGCCGATGTCGGGCCCCACCTGAGACACCTCGTCGACGATCGCCAGCCTGGCGGTCAGCACGCCGCTGTCCTTGTTGAGCTTGAACTCGGTGTAGCCGGTGACCTCGTCCTCGACGGGCTTGTAGATCATCGAGTGGATCGTGGTCGCGTTTTCGCACCCCTTCTGGCGCAGGACCAGGCTGGCTTTGCCGGTGAACGTCATGAAAACCACGTCACCGCCGACAGCCCCAGCGATCTCTTTCGCCATGGTGGTCTTGCCCGTGCCAGCGAACCCGAACACGCGCATCACCTGGGGCCCGCCTTTTGCGAGAGCCCATCGTTTGATTTTCAGCAGCGCTGCAGCTTGCTGTGGTGACCATTCCATATAATCCTTTGTTGGGTCACGACGCGGCGGCGGCCAGCAGGTCGGGCAGCAGCTTGATCTGGATGCCAAGGCGGTGCGCCACCTGGATCTCAAGGTGGGCGCCGTTGCTGTTTTCCCACCCAGGCAGCATCGTGATGACGTCGCAGTCGCAGAGCGCTTTGATGTCGGCGCGCATGCACTGGTGCCAGTCGCCAGCGGCATCGGCGTTGATCTCTGCCGGGTTTACCACGTCCAGGCCCAGTCCGCGCAGTTTCTTGGCCGCCTCGTGAAACGCTGGAAAGTTCAGGTCTGGTAGGCCTGTCATTGGGCCGCTGATGTAGATTTTCATGGTGTTTGGTGGTGAAGTGGCGGGCATGCCCGCCACTTGGTTGCGTCAGTGTCGGTCTCTATCCACCGTTGGTCAGAACACTTCTTCTTCGGCGTCCGGCGCCTGATCGGCATCCGGCGCTTGCTCGGCGGCTGGTGCCGGTGCTGGCGCCGGCGCAGGCGCGGTTGCGGGTGCGGCTGCCACATCCGTGGCGGCTTTCTGGCTTGATTCGGGCTGAGCCTCTTCCACTGGCTTGCTCTCGGCTTGCACAGGCTTGCTGCGTGCCTGGCGCGCTGGTGCAGCAGGCGCAGCGGCCTTGGCCTGTGCCGTAGCTGCTGCCTGCTGGGCTGTGGCGGTCAGAGCGGCGCCGGTGGCGGCGGTGGCGTCGTCCTTCTGGCCGAAGTATTCGCTCGCCTTGGCGCCTTCCTTGATGGCGGTGTAGATGCCCATCAGGTCGGCCAGCTCGTCGACCGTGGTGTTGTCGACTGGGTGGCCGAGGTAGGACACCAGCATCTCGTTGTTGACGCCGAACTTGCCGAAGGCTGCGGCCATGGCGATCAGGCGCTCGCTGATCGGCTTCTCGCCACCCCCTGCCAGCGTGCGCTTGGCTGCCTCAACACCGGCCGCGATCATGTGCTTGGGCATCAGCGCCAGGATGCGCCCGCGCATCTGCTTGCTGGCCACGTTGGCGATCTTGTTGTCGATGTCGGTCTGGTCGGTCAGGCGCTTGGGGCCATGCTTGGTGTCCGTCACGTGCATGACGGTGATCTGGCGGCTGGAGCGGTTGTTCTTCTCCATGTCCCAGGCGTAGACCTCGATCTCGCTCTTGCCATCCATGCGGCTGAGCTCGCGGTGGCCGTAGACGAAGTTGCCGTAGCAGCGGGCTGCTTCTTCTGCCAGGCGGATGCTGGGGCCGCTGCCGCGGTTGGGCACGCTGTAGAAGGCCGTGCTCGCAAAAGCCGGGCTGTTGCAGGCTTCCAGGAACTCGGTGATCGCTGCGGTGACGCTGCGCGGAAACTTCTTGGCCAGGGTCAACTGACCCTGCGCCTCAGCAATCGCGCGCTCTTGCTCGATCGCCACGGCGCCGACGTTCATGCCGTGCGTGTTGGCAGGCAGGCGGGCGAATGCCGGTTGTTCCTGAACTGCTGGGAGGTTGTCGCTCATAGGTGTCCTTGTGTGGTGGTGGGTTGATCAGTGGGCGGGGGTGTCGGCCTGCTCGGCTTGGGCGCCCTTGGTGAGTTGTTCACCGACGAACTGCAGGCCCATGATGTAGGAGTCGATCACGGCTCGGTTGCCGAACATCAGCGCGAAAGCGCCGTAGGGCTGTCCATCGCTGCCATTGAGGACCGTGACGTTGCAGAGCTGGCCGCTGGTGGCCATGGTGTGCATGACAAGCTCGACCGGCTGGCTCATGATCTGGTCGCCGTCCAGGTCGCCCATCAGCGCAGGGTGGTCGTGGAACGAGAACTCGACGTTGGGCCAGCCGTTGTCGTCGCGGTTGGACGGCACGCGAACCAGCTTGGCGTGGTTGCTCAGCTCGTGCCAGTGCATGTTGTTCTGGGCCCAGTCTTGGATTGGGAAGGAGTCGTCCTCAAACAGCTCGGCAGTGTCAGCCTCAGCAGCAGCCAGGTCGGCGAACTCGCCCGGGTGCAGCGCCAGCATGGCCGTGGCGCGGTTGCTGGCGACCACCGACGTGGGGATCTCAAAGACGTGGCCGGTGGCCATGGTGATCTGGATGAATTTTTTCATGATGGTTCTGGGTTGAAAGTTTGATTGTATTTGATCAATTTGCGGGTGATGTGATTGAATTTGGCTATTGGGATTCCGTTTGTATTTCGTTCAGCATTGCGAACTTTCCAAAGTGTGCTGAAGCTGCATTGTTGTAAGCGGCGGCAGCTTCTTCTGGTGTGCTAAAGCGTCCGAGGCCAATCGTCCTCTTGTTGACCATGATGCAGGCGTACCAGCGCTGGGTGTCTTGGTGAAATGAAACTCCTTTGTAGCCTGACTTGTTGTTCCTTTGCTTTGGCCTATTCGCCATGTTTGGTGATTGATCTGCCTGACGAAGGTTTGTGAACCTGTTGTTGGTTTTGTTTCTGTCATCGTGGTCAATTCCAGTGGTCGGCCAGTTGCCAGTCACTATGAGCCAGGCAATACGGTGAGCAAGGTAACTCTCACCATCTATTCCCAAGACGAGGTATCCATTCTTCTTGTTCAGCGTGCCAGCCACTTTCCCGGCTCGAAGCGAATTGACCTGCTTCGGAAGTAGTGGGTGCGACTTCCATCGAAGAACTCCGGTTTCAAGCTCATAATCAAGCCGCTCTCGAACGTACTCAGCCGTCAGGTGGTCTCTGAAATTCATGCTTACTCGATTGAGAATGGGCCATCTGAAACGCGCGTTACAAAAAACTGGATGCCTGACTCCTCTGCTTGTTTTTTGAGTTCAGCCAGATGCGCACTGTCCATCAGTTCGATGCCATCAAGGCAAATGATGCCAAGGTCCGCTGCTCTGATTTTAGCTATGTCGACGGCAATCCCGACTTGTTGGCTTGTGTTCAACCTGTCGAACGTAATGCCATCACGCAGAATTTCTCCGTCCTTCACTTCAAGGCCGGGGATAGGCAATGAATTCAGCAGGTCGGACTTGTACTGCTCGATGTCGGCCAGCGCCAAGGTCAGTCGGTCAGCCTCGATCTTGAGCTGTTCGTGCTCGGTGCGCATCGCCTCGATGGTTTCCAGCGTCTGCTTGCGGCGGCCGGCGGCCTCGCGGTCGTTGCGGATGACCTGGAGCTGCGTGTTGAGCGGCGCCGTCGCGGTGGCGCACTTGGCCGTTGCGTTCTCTCGTGCCGTGGCCGCCTTGGCTGACAGCTCGGCCAGCTCGGCGTTCACCGCGTCGACCTTGGCTTGACCGGATGCCTTGGCTTCGTCGATCAGTCGCTGCGTCTCCGCGCGGATGGCATCGATGTCGGCTTGCGCCCTGGTCTTGATGCCATCCAGCTTGGTGCTGATCTTGCCAAGGGTGATGTCGCGAGCGTCCTCGGCTTCGCGCACCTGCTCCTGCAGGCTTTCCTCGTCGCCTTCGACGCCATCCGGCGCCGGTGGCACCGCGGCCTCCAGCTGGGCGATGGTATTGGCCTTCTCCTTGACAGCCCGGTTCGTCCCCGTGCGCTCGTCGTAAATCTTCTCGTGCACCTGGTTGATCACGTGCAGGGCGTGCAGGCCCGTGGTCGCCTTGACCTCGAACCCAGCGATCTGGCTCAGGTGCTCGGTGTCGGCCTCCAGGGGCATGGCCTCAAGCAGGGCCTTCACTCGGTCCTTCTTGGGCGCCAGCAGGAAGTCCACCGGGTTGACCGACAGAGAGTCAGTCAGCGCCTTGATCGTCTCGGCCGGGCGGGGCTGCTTCTTGCCGTCGCGCTTCACGCTGGTGGTGCTGCCCGATGCCGTGACGGTCTTGGAAATCTCCATGCCGTCGTCCAGCACCAGCACCACCTCGCCCTTCTCGGCGCCCTTGCGCAACAGTGTGGCGTCGTGCCCGCAGCCGGTGGCCGCCTTGATGGCCTCCAGCACGGACGTCTTGCCCGTGCCATTGGGGCCGCTGATCTGGGTGAAGCCCTTGGGGCTCAGTTCGAGCTCGTCGATACCGAGCAGGGATGAGATTTTGATGTGGGAGATTTGCATGGTGGTTCAGCGGCCAATAGCGCGTTTGATGAGGTTGTTGGTATCGGGGCAGCGGACAGCGACGCCGTGGCGCCAGTTCGGGGCCTCAGTGTCCATGGCCTTGCAGATGTCGTCCCAGAGGTAGACCAGGTCCTTCCAGACCTCGGACACGTCGGCCATCTTCGGGAGCAGAGGCACAAGCTCGGGGACCTGCTCCAGCAGGAGTCGGCATCGGCGGAAGTCGTAGGTATCCCATGGGTGCGATCCATGGTCGCCATCCAGCAGGTCAACACCAGTCAGGGCGCTAAACATTGTCTCGCTGCTGACACCTCGCTCACCGGTTGACATCCATTTAACGGCGGCGAGCGAGAGGCCCGGGTTGTCGGCCGTGGCGCGGGAGAGCGCGCCAGCTTCCAGTTGCTTTCGCAGCGATGACAGGGCATCTGGCATGCCTGCCGCCAGGTTGGCGCCAGCCATCCGCGCAGTCTGCGGACACATCACTGCATCCTTTCCGCACAGTTTCGATGCTTTGCCGATCCATTCGATCGTTTGCGGGCCGAAGCCGAGCACGACTGTTCCTGTGGTGTCTTTGTTCATGGTGTGTTTCAGTAGTGGTAGTTGAGCTTGTCCATCTCGTAGCGGGGCAGCTTGGCCTCGATGACGTTGCCGCCGTCGACGCCTGGCCAGGTGTTGGTGCGCTCGCACTCGATGAGGCGCGCCAGGTCGCGCTGGTACAGCTGGCGGCCCAGGGCGAGTTGGTCGGCGGTGAGGTAGTGCACGGCCACGTCGTAGGGGCGCGTCTTCTGTGCTGCGATGAAGGCGAAGCCACGCGGGGCGTCGATGCCGTACAGGCCTGCCAGCACGTCCAGATACCACGCCCCGGACACATGGTACCGGCGCTGCGCGATGGTGCGGCCGAACCCGGCCTCGCTCACGTCGTCCGTGGTCTTGAGGTCGACCACCCACTGGCCATTGCCGGTGATCGCGTCCGTGCGGCACTTTCGCAGCACGCCGTTGTGGTCAGTCCAGTAGAACGCCTGCTCGGTCTCGGCCCCCAGCAGCAGCGAGCCCGCCGTGTGGTGGTTGTTCACCGCGCGCAGCATGCCCATCATGTTCTTGTAGTCGCTGGCAGGCATCTCGATCTTGCCGGCGATGGAGCGGCGGTGCTCCTCCTCCAAGAACATCATGATCTTCTCGCGCGGGTAGCCAGCCTCCTCGACCAGGCGTCGCGCCAGCTCAGGCTTGGCGCCGCTGATCATCAGGCCGTTCTCGGTGAGCACCTTCTTCATGTCGTCGGCGGTGTTCAGCGCGTCAGGGTAGGCCGTCTTGTCGAAGCCCACCGCATAGGTGTGCTCAAACGTGCCAGGCTCCAGCACCAGCTTGTGCGTGCCGTCGCCGACAGCGAAGCAGTGCTTGTACTCGCGCGGCTCGCGGGCCGGGTTGACGTACTGGTCCCAGTAGTTGAGCGGGCTCACAGCGATGGCGTGCAGCCTGGTCGATGAGATGCCAGGGCCCGAGTGATAGGCCTCGTTGGACTGGCTCACGAGCCCATGCAGGCGCGGCGCCATGACGCCATCGGCATCAGGTTCAAGTAGCGTTGTCATGTGGTGGTTTGCTTGATGAAATTTGATCGAGTGATGCAATTGTGAATCAAAAATGATCAAGCAGCAAGTGGCGTTGCTCAAAAAATCACACGATTACGTGGCTGCCACCCACTTCATCTTGCGAAGTCATACTTCATCCCGGATGTTCACTATCTTTTTTTGACCAAGATGAACCGAATACAGTACACTCGCGAAAATTACTTTTTTTGATCAAAGGCAGACATGAGTACCCCAGCACCCAAGCCGTTCGACGATCTGTTCAAGGAACGACTGGCGCGCATTGAGGCCGATGCGCACGCCGTCGGGCTGAACTTCACCAGCATCTGCCGCGAGGCCGGCATCAGCCGCGCGACGCCAGATCGGTGGAAGCGCGATACGCCAAAGACCATCGAGATCCTGACCGTCATGGAAAAAATCGTCGCGGACAAAAAAGCCCTGATCGCTCAAGTCCAGCCCTGACAACCCAACAACACAAGGCGCGGACTGCTTAGTGATGCCGCGTTTTCATCATGCAACAAGACACCACCAGCACGCCGCCGGCGGACCTCACGCCATGTGAGCACTGCGGCCACCCCTTCGACCAGCACGCACTTGGGCGCCATGGCTGTCCGAACTGCTGCGGGGAGGGGTTGGAGTGAGCACGATCCAGCTTCGCCCCAAGCAAGACCGCGTCATCAGTGAGGCGCGAGCAAAGCTCAAGACCGTCACGCGCCTGCTGTTGCAGGCTCCGTGTGGCTTCGGCAAGACCGTGCTTGGCTCCTACATGGCACTCAACGCCTCGACGAAGGGCCGCCGCGTTTACTTCCTGACCCATCGCGATGAGTTGGCCAAGCAGGCCAGCCGGACGATGACGGCCTTCGGCATTGAGCACGGGTTCATCATGGCCGCGTTCACGATGCAGCGGCGCCACATGGTGCAGATCGCCATGATCGACACGCTGCGCAACCGCCTGGAGCAGGTGCCTGTGCCTGGTCTGCTGATTGTGGACGAGTGCCACCACGCGGTCAGCAAGAGCTGGCAGAAGGTCATCGACTACTACCACTCGAAGGGGTGCGTGGTGGTCGGGCTCAGCGCAACGCCACAGCGCCTGGACGGACGACCGCTCAATGACATCTTCGACGACATGGTGCTGGGCCCCACGGTGCGCGAGTTGATCGAGGACGGAGCGCTGTCGAACTACACGTACTATGCCCCGCCCCAGGTGGCTCAGCTTGACGACATCAAGATGAAGTACGGTGAGTTCGACCAGAAGGCAATGGCCGAGCAGATCGACAAGCCCCAGGTTTTTGGGGATGCCATCGAGCACTTCAAAAAGATCATGCCTGGCAAGCGCGCCATTGCATTTCACGTCAACATCGAAGGCTCCAAGCACTTCGCTGAGCAGTGCCGGGCCGCTGGAATCCCCGCGCTGCACGTCGATGGCGAGATGAAGAAAGAGGATCGGGCCTCAGCGATCAAGTCGTTTGAGCGCGGCGAGACGCTGATCCTGTCGAACGTCTCGCTGTTCGGTGAGGGCTTTGACGTGAAGGCCTGCGAGGGCGTCATCCTGCTGCGCAGGACTGCCAGTTTGTCGCTGTTCATCCAGATGTGCGGCCGTGCGATGCGCCCTCATGAAAGCAAAGACCGCGCCATCATCCTCGATCACGTCGGGAATCTTGCGCTCCACGGCCTGCCCGACAAAGACCACGACTGGACCCTGGAGGGGAGGCAGAAGCGCAAAGGAAAAAAGAAGGATGCCGATGAGCCAACCGTGGATCTGAAACAATGCCCGGCCTGTTACGTTGTGCATGCCCCATCTCCGACGTGCCCGAGATGTGGCCACGAGTACCCGGTCGGCGGCGGCCGCGGCGAGATGGAGCAGGTGGACGGCGAGTTGCTGGAGATCACGCCAGAGATGCAGGCGGCCCTGCGCGCCAAGGAGCAGGCCAAGCAGCGAAGCGCCCAAGCCGCTGCCAAGTCAGTCGACGACATGATGAGCCAGCTCGGCTACAGCCGAGGCCGTGCCGAGGCGATCGTCAAGCACCGCGAAGAGAAGGCTGCCATCCGTGTGGGCCTGATCAACGACCTCCAAGCCTGGCAACAAAAGACCGGCCAAACCGCCCAGCAGGTCCTCGGCATCTACCTCTCAGACCTCAAGATGATGAAGCCCAAGGGGCTCAAAGAGCTGCGCGAGAAGTTCGACCAGCACCGGCTGGCGCACCTCGGTGCCCGGCCCGGCGATGATGTCGAGTTTGCGCAGTACATGCAGGACAGCCTGCTTCCAACCAATTCCCAACCTGGCGGTGAACCCGCTTTCTGAAAGACCACATGGCAAACGACCTCAATCAGTGCACATTCATCGGCCGCTTCGGCAAAGACCCCGAGCTGAAGTATTTCCCCAGCGGTGACGCCGTCGTCAACACGTCCATCGCCTGCGGCAAGTCCTGGAATGACAAGCAGTCAGGTGAGAAGAAGGAAGTCACCACCTGGGTGCCATTGGTGTTCACCGGCAAGCCCGCCGAGGTGATCGCGCAATACTGCAAGAAGGGCAGCCAGATTTACGTGTCCGGCGAGTTCACTGTGCGCAAATGGACCGACAAGGATGGCAACGACAAGTACCAGACCGAGGTCCGAGTGATGAACTTCCAACTGATCGGCGGTAAGGCCGACGGCGCCGGTGGTGGCCAGGCTGCAGCGCCTGCGCAGCGCCCGGCGGCTGCGCCACGGCCGGCGGCGAGCCAGGACATGGACGATGAAATTCCGTTCTGATCAACAGTTAAACGCAGCACATTATGACTGAAGCAAAAAGCCAGCAGATTGGCGATCTTTCCAGCCAAGAGCGTGGATCTGGTACGCGCCTCAACGGCGGGAAACCGCCGCTGGAGTTGATACCCATCCGCGTGATGGTCGAGTCGTGGGGCTCGGACCTGGGCAACAACCTGCGTGTTGCCGGCATGGCGCTGGCTCGCTTCCAGGAGGGGGGTGACGCTGCGGACCTGCACGACGCCATCCGCTTCATCGGCAACCAGTGGGACGAGTGCGCACACGTCTTTGACTACGGTCGCAAGAAGTACGCTGAATGGAACTGGGCCAAGGGCATGTCGTGGAACGCCGTGATCGGCTGCGCTGCGCGACACTGGCGCGCCATCGCGCTTGGGCACCACATCGACGACGAGTCGGGCCTGACACATCGTGGCCACATCCTGTGCAACATGGTCATGCTGTTGACCTACTTGCGCACCTACCGTGACGGCGATGATCGTCCTGTGGCGTGGCTGTGTGCTGATCGGGGGCCAGCCGTCCCCTATGTCGGCGAGGACCGTCGCAAGGCGCCTCGGTCGACATTGGGCATGTTTGGGCCTGTTGGGCGCGGATACTGATGGCCGCCGAAGGCAACGTACTGCGCGCGGTCTGGCTGGCCGTGGCGCGGACCACCACGCTGTTCCGTCTCAACACCGGCATGGCATGGATGTCAGGCCTGGGCCCCAAGGGTGTGCGCAAGCTCGAAGACGGCTCCGTGCACATCCTGCAGGCCCGGCCCATCTCGGTTGGCTTCACCAAGCCTGACGGCAAGCCGGTGGTTGGCGCTGCTGACCTGCAGGGGTGGACCACGATCACGATCACACCTGAGATGGTTGGTGCACGGGTCGCGGTCATGACATCGATTGAGGTCAAAAGGACAGAGGGTGGCCGGGTCAGTGGTGATCAGGCGAACTGGCGCGAGGCTGTCCAGCGCGCCGGCGGCATCGCTGGCGTGGCCAACAGCCCAGAGGCAGCCCGAGAAATAGTGGCGAGCTATCGACCGCCGCGTGACGGTTGATTGAGACTTTGAGGCGGCATCAAAAAATCACGCATAATCATTTTTCTGCACGCGATGCCTGAGATGCGACTCGCGTGCGTCATGACAAGTTTGGCGGCGATCTACCTGGCGAGGGAAAAGCTCTACTGCGGAGCCTGATCGTCGCACCCATTACCAGCAGAACCGGATTGCAGACCCGATGACAACAACCATTCAAGCCCGTGGCGCCGCTGTCGCCCACGTGGTCGCTGGGAGCGTCGATGAATGACGCAACCACCAGCACCGAGCGAGTCCGTTCCGCACTGAGCCGACTGGATTTCACTGATCGCGATGTCTGGGTCAAGGCAGCGATGTGCATCAAGCACGAGTTCGGCGATGCCGGATATGACATCTGGGACGAGTGGGGCGCTCAGCACGGCCGGTACCAGGCCAGCGCAGCCAAGGCCGTGTGGCGCTCGGTTGGCGACGCCGGCAAGGTCACGATCGGCAGTCTGTTCTTCGACGCCAAGGCCGCTGGGTGGAAGGACACCACAAAATACAAGCCACCATCCCGCGAGGAGATTGAGCGTCGCAATGCTGCCGCTGCCGCACGCGCTGAGGCCGCCGAGCGTGAGGAGGCTATCGCGCGCGCCGCGGCGGCCGAGCACGCCCAGGCTCTGTGGGATAGGTCCACCGAGGTGGTCGGCCAGGATCACCCGTACCTGGCGCGCAAGGGCATCGCTTCTCATGGCCTTCGCGTCGGCACGTGGGAGGTGGTGAACCCTGACACCGGCGAGGTGCGCACGCTGTCCAAGCGCGCCCTCCTGGTGCCAATCCGCGACGCCAAGAAGCGCATCCACTCGATGCAGGCAATTTTCCCCGGCAAGATCGGCGACCGCGACAAGGACTACCTGCGCGACGGCGCCAAGGCCGGGATGTTCTACAGCATTGGCAAGCCTGTGGTGGCGAGCGTCGGTGGGCAGCAGCGCGCTGTGATCGTCATCGGCGAGGGCTATGCCACCATGTCCAGCATCCACGAGGTGACGGGCCATGCCTGCATCGTGGCGTTCGACGCCGGCAATGTGGTGCGCGTGGCCAAGATCATGCGGGAGAAGTTCCCCGAGGCGTGCCTTCTGTTCGCCGCGGACAACGACCAGTGGAACACCGACGCCAAGGGCAACCCAACGAACCCGGGCGTGACCAAGGCGAGCGAGGCCGCTGCGCTCGTCGACGGTCTGGTGGTGGTTCCGGCCTTCGGTCGCAACGATGAGCGGCGACCCAAGGACTTCAACGACCTGCACCAGCTGTGCGGCGAGGAGGCCGTGTTCATCGCCATCGCTGATGCGCTGAACCCGCCACCAGAGGATGAGGGCGCCGAACCGGCTGAGGAGACAGCCCCATGGGAAGGCGAGCCCGAGGCCGCTGCAGCGCCTGCTGCGCCTGCAGTGGTCGACGATGACGACGACGGCCTCCCCGAGCACAATGGACACTTCACCATCCTCGGCTACAACCGGCGCACCTACTACATTTTCCAGCATGGCAAACGCCAGATCGCCGAGGTCGGCAAGGGCGAGTTCGGCATGTCCGGCCTGATCGACCTGGCGCCGCTGAACTGGTGGGAGATGACATTTCCCGGCAACAAGGGCGCGATCGACACCAACGCCGCCACCGAGTTCATCATCCGCACGGCCGAGAAGCGCGGGATTTTCGACACCGAGAAGGTCCGCGGTCGCGGCGCATGGATGGATGACGGCCGCGTGGTCTACCACCACGGCAGCCACCTGTCGGTCGATGGCCAGCCGGTTGACGTCACGCGGATCCCGTCGAAGTACGTCTATGAGCTGGCGCAGTCGATGCAGGCGCCGGGTGACGCGATGCTGACCGATGCAGAGGGGCAGCGCATCATCGACATCATCAAGATGTTCCGTTGGAGCGTCGATGGCAGCGCCATGCTGTTCGCCGGCTGGCTTGCACTGGCGCCAATCTGCGGGGCTATTCCGTGGCGCCCGCACGTGTGGATGACGGGTGGTGCGGGGTCTGGCAAATCTAGCCTGGCCAAGTTCGGCCACTCGCTGCTCAAGGGGACCGACGTTTTTGCCCAGGGCAACTCAACCGAGGCCGGCATCCGCCAGCGCCTGCGCGCCGATGCCCGCCCGGTCATCATGGACGAGTCCGAGTCCAACGAAGAGGGCGATGCTCGCCGCGTGCAGTCCATCCTCGGCCTGATCCGCCAAGCCTCGACCGAGTCCGATGCCGAGACCCTGAAGGGCACAACCGACGGCGGCGGCATGACCTATCACATTCGGTCGATGTTCTGCCTGGCGTCCATTCAGGTGGCGCTCAAGCACAAGGCCGACATCGACCGACTCACCGTGCTTTCGCTCAAGTCGGGCAAAGCCGAGGACACCTCGGCCGGCGGCGACTGGGAGAAGATGAAGGAGGCCATGTACCAGATCAGTGGCCGCGAGGACTCAACCGTCAGGGCGCGCCTCCTGCGTCGAAGCATCGACCTGCTCAAGGTCACGCTCCAGAACATCGATGTGTTCTCGTCCGTCGGCGCCCAGGTGTTCGGCAGCCAGCGCGACGGTGACCAGTACGGCGCACTGCTGGCCGGCGCCTGGTCGCTGGTGTCGACCGAGGTGGCCAGCAGAGAGCAGGCCCGCGCCATGTTCGACGCCCACAACTGGCAAGAGCTCCGCGACAACGCCGACGGTGACGAGTCTCAGCGTGCGCTGGCCGCGCTCATGGGGGCTCACGTCCGAGTCAAGGGCGGCATCGAGCTCACGGTGTACGAGCTGGTGATGGCCGCCAGCGGAAACAAGACCGACATTGCCGACCTCAACGACCTCACTGCTGACGCCATTCTGCACCGCTACGGCATGAAGGTAAAAAGCGGCTACTTGGTGCTGGCCAACAACTCCGATGAGCTCAAAAAGCTCATGCAGGGGACCACGTTCGAGGCCGACTGGCGCGGCGTGCTTCTGCGCGTGGAGGGCGCCGACAAGAACAACAACCGGTCTGAGCGGTTCAGTGGTGTGCAGACCAAGTGCATTCGCATCCCTCTGGAGCCCCTGGTGGGTGCTGTCGCTGTGCCTGTGCAGGAGGCGTTTTGATGGCGGGCAGTGAGCGGGTCCCCGCCGCTGCCAGGCGCAAAATCGAGCGCCTGGAGCGCGAGAACGAGGAGCTGCGGGCCAAGCTCAAGGAGCACCTGCGCATCTACGGAGAAGCCCTGGGCGAGTTGGTCACCTACAAAATCCGCTGTGAGCAGGCCATCAATGTGCTCAAAGGCCTGGACGAATGAAAAAACCCGCTCAAGGCGGGTTCTTTTTTTGCTGCTTGGCCAGGTGCTCCTGCAGCCCTTGCTCAACCTGCCCCAACTGATCCATCAGTGACCGCATTCGCGGGCTGGGCTCAGGGGTGGCGGGTGGGTCGGGTGGGCTGGTGGTGGGCGCCGGGGCTGGGGCGGTCAGGTGGCGGCGGCGGAGGAGGCTGGATCGTGCCATGTCTTAGCGCTCAGGCAGGCCAGCAGCATCGAACAGTAGACCAAGTGCGCGCTCGCATGGAGCCATGCTGCCTGTCGATCCGAGTTCACCGAGCTCGGTTTCGTACACCTCTTTGATGGCAGCGAGCAGGGCGTCAAGCCGCACCTGCAGCCGGTCAGCCTCAGACTTTCGCACCAGGGTGGCCACGCTTCCGTGGTGCTGGGCGGCGTAGTCGATGGATCTGGCCAGGTCGAGGAACACGGCCTTGGTGGCTGGTGGTGGCAGGTCCACCAGGTAGGCTGCGGGCTTCATCGCACCATGGCGCGGATCAGCGCCACCAGGTCAGGGCCCCAGGCCTGCAAGATGAACCCCCAGAACGCCGCCAGCATGATGGTGATGCCAGCCCACGACCAGTCGCGGCCGGCGGGCTCCCCCATGGTGATCGGGCCGGGCACAGACTGCTTTGGTGGTGGCGCCGGCACCGGCTCGCTGCGGTGCGTCCGGATGTACCCGTGGTCATACCGCGGCGGGTGTTGCAGCGGGTGAGCCAGTGGCGCCAGGTGCGCAGCCAGATCGTCATCGTGCGTGGGTGGCGCGCCGTGCTTCGCTTCGCACCGGTTGAACAGCGCCTGGATGGGGTGGTCGCTCATGTCGACAGCCCCACAAACAGCGCAGCGCCCAGGCAGACGCCGATGACGATGGAGAGCAAAAGCCCCCGCACCAGCTCAGTGCTGGCAGGAGGCTCGGGTGTGTAGTGTTGGCGCATGGTGGTCTCGGTGGTCACAATCCAAGGCCCCGACACGTGCGGGGCTATGGGCTGGGATCAGGATGCCTGCTGGGCACGAACGCGGTGCCAGACGTCGCTGGCTATCTGCTGGCGGGCCTCTTGCGCCCACTCGCTGCGACCTTCGTGAAGCTCGCTGAGCATGCGCACCGAGTGAGCGTGCCAGGCCTTCACGCCCTGCACGATGATGGCGTCACGCTGGGCTTCGCTGGCGTTCAAGAATGCAGCTGGATCCTTGGCGATGTTGTCACGCAGGAACTGGGCCAGGCAAGCCATGGCGCCAGGGTCGACGTTGAACTGGCGGGCCATGGCGGCGATGTCGTGGGCTTGGGCGTTGCTCATGCTTCCCTCCCAAGCAAAACCGAAGGCACGACCAGCGAACCGTCGCTGTAGAAGATCCAGGACACTTCGCGACGCTGGACAATCGACTCGGCGACTGCCAGGGCCATCTGCACGTACTGTTCACTCATCACAATCTCCTCAAAAACAATCAATCAACGCCCTCATATTACTCTTTTTTGATCATGCGCGCGCATTGTCCTTGTTCGGGTGTCGGGTATTAGTAGCCCCAGTATTCGCGTGCGTGGGCGTCGAATGCTTCGCGCGCAGCGACATCGGCGGCCAGGAAGTCTGAATACGCCTTGGAGCACTCAGGCCTGGAGCACACGGCGACGCTGATGCCGCTCCACCAGTGCAGGCCCGACTCGGCTTTGCAGTGCCAGCAGCGCCACACGGGGCGCCTGTGCTCGGCGTTGACCTGGTCGGGGGTCATGCGGTACCGCCGGCCCCAGTCAGCCTGGCCCTCTCACGCTCACCCCTGGAGCGCCAGCCGTTGAACTCTGCGAAGGTGAGCCCGCAGTCAGCTGACAGCCAGGCCAGGTAGCGCTTCTGAGCCCTGGTGAGCTTGGGCGGCTTGGGGCTGTGCTCGGTGATGTAGGCGCGGCCGGCATCGGTGACTTGGAAGATGTCACCACCACCACTCAGAGCGTTGCCTGCTCGACGGATCATCAAGCCGTCGGCCACAGCCTGGCGCAGGGTGTCCCAGTCGTGGTGACCCGGGCTGGCGACGAAGTGGTTGCGATAGTCGGGGTTGGTCGGGTTGGGTCGCCCAAACTCATCGCGCCCCAGAGCGTGCTGCAGGATGTGGAGGGTGGTGGTCATTTTTTTATGCCAACCGTCTTCTTCAATCGGCGGCTGGTTGCGTTGAGGGTCCGTCGGTCACGCTGGGCCTGGTCCAGGGCCAAGACCATGCGCTGGTGCAGGTCAGCCAGACCGGGCGTCTCGATGCCGTCGAGTGCCATCACCATCGCGCGCAGGTCGGCCATGGTGATGGTGATGGTGGCTTGGATGAGGCGGGGCATGGTCAGCCACCGATCGACAGCAGCCAGTCGCGCGCGGCAGTGTCTGCGCGCTGCTGGTCGTCGTGCGTGCGGCACTGGTTGAGCACCGCCTGCAGGTGAGTGATGGCCACCCGGGCGGTGGCTCGGGCGGCCTCGGCGTGGCGGGCGTTGGTTTGGGCTGTTTCTCGAAGCTGGGAGACGCAGTTATTCAGACGCTGGATCTCATCTTCAAATTGTTGGATCTGACGCTTGCTCATGGTGGTGGTGGTTGATCAGTGGTTGATGGTGGCGCGCAGACGCTCGGCCGCGCTCACAGCAGGCATCGGATTGGGCCCAACGCCAGCCAGGCCGGAAACCTGCACGGTGTCGATGATCAGGCGGCCCTCGTTGATCATGGCCTCGCTGTCGAATTCAACGCGAACGCGCGCGCCGGCTTGTGCTGCCTTGTCGATCAAGGCTCGGATCTCTTGCGTGTCGGTCATGGTGCTCCTTCGTTGATCACACTCGCCAGCCCACCAGGTGATGGGCTGAGCGGCTGGGGTCAGGCGGCTTTTTGGTAGTTGTGGGTTTCGACCCAGTACATCTCAGCGTGGCGGCGGTGCCATTCGGCTGGGACGGCGGCATCCACTGCGCGGGCGAATTGGCGAATCGCCTTGCGCTGCATGGCGGTGATGCTGGCTGTTCCGAGCTTGTTCTGTGGGACATGGAAGGACCAGCGGCCAGCAACCAGGTTGCCACAAACGCGAGCGCCGTTGCAGTCCAGTTGCAGGCTGATGCTGCTGGCGTCATCGAACACCTGGCACATGGCAACCGAGTAACCGGCTGGTGCCAACTTTCTGAGGTCTTGCGTGGTGGGCATATCGTTCTCCTGTTCTCGGGTGTGTGGTGGTTGGGTCAGGCTGCCTGCAGCAGGCGGGCCCGCAGGGCATCGACGCGCTCTGGATTCATCCACCGGTTGGGGTTGTCAGCCAGGTGGCGCAGGCGAGCCCAGTAGGCGTTTCTCGCCAGGTCTTGGTGCATCGGGTTGACGCCCTGCTCGTTCATGCTGTCGATCAGGTTGTCCTCGTGGGAGGCGACTGAGTCCTCGTATTCAAACAACTGATCGATGGCTGCTGATGCACTTTGCTCAGCGAATCCGACTGCCTGCTCTCTGTTCCACATCTCGTTCTCCTTAACCCTTGCCTTTATTATGATCTTTTTTGATCAATCCGGGCATGCGGGATTGATCTTTTATGATGGGTTTTCGCTATCACTATCACCGCAGTGATAGTTGATAGTGAGTGATAGTGTGATAGAGCCTCAAGGCTCACTTGATACCGGTGGACTCTGTCGGTGCGGCGAGTAGTGCGTTTTTGGGTAGGTCCCTGAACTGCCACCACCAACCGCTGGCCTCGTACTTCGTTTGCGCTGCGAGTTGCTTGGCTGCGTCGGAATCCATACCTGAATCGCAGGCCATGCGGAATGTCTTGCAGTAGATCCTCGCGGCATCCATTGCCGAGATGGCGTCGCTTGCGCGGCGAACCACGATTGACGGCGCGGAGTAGGTGCCTGACTTTCTGATCGCTGGCAGCACGTCCCTGGTGACCCATCGCTTGAATCGCTTTGCCGATTCTTTGTTGCTGCCGAAGATCAGGGCATAGAGACCCGACTCGTTGACGTGGTTCTGTAGTTGGCGTCCGCCGGCTGTAAGGGCGTCAAGTTTCTGGATGTCCTCGGCATCAACGTGCTGTTTTATCGCCTGGGACGGGTTCCCCATCTCCAGTGCCTTGCAGACATCGTTGGCGTTGAACCATGTCACGCCAGAGGGGTCGGTGTGCACGCGAACGGCATGCTCATCAAAATGAAACATTGGCAGCATAGGTAGCCTCAAAAGAAAACCGCCAACGACATGGATGTACGAGATCCATGAGCGTCGGCGGCAGGCCTTGAGGGCTTTCGGTTTAAGCGTCTCGTACACGCAAACCGGGAGGCCTCTGAGTGGATTCTATCCGCCAGCTTTTGGTCACCGACAATAACCATGCTGGCAAAAGGGTATCACGTTTCGTGACCCCCTTTGGTGGCTTTAGCCCTCCTGGGTGGTGTCAGTGTCCAGGCGCGTGACCATCATGCTGCCGTCGGGTTGTGCGCGGCAGGTGAGGCGCCATCCAGTGCTTTGCCTCTTGATGGTCACGGCAGACCGCAGGTTCTTGACCTCCTCGATGGTCTTCGGGTGGAACGTCAGGTCTCGCTGCGTCGCAAGTCGCTCCAGGCCGTACTTGGACTGCCGAGGCTTGGCCTCAATCAGCCCGTGCTGGCTGATCTCCTCTGGTGTGAGTGGGTGTCGCGTGACGCGAAGCCCGCCGGTCTCCTTGGAGCAGGACAGCAGCACCTCCCCATTGCGGTTGATCATCGATGCGGCCATGCGCACCCGCTGGTGCATCGGGTAGGGTACGGCGTAGAGGTGAGACTCGCCGATGGCCAGCTTGGTCATCTCCGGGTAGCGGTTCGGCCGAGCCTCATCCTGCCCCACTCGCTTGATGGTGATGTGCCCGTCGGGCGCGTCAAGCAGCAAGATGTAGAGCTTGCGGGACTTGGCCCACTTCAAGGCGCGACCGCCTGCGACCTCCCGGGAGAGGTGACCGACTGGTACGGTGAAGGTCTCTCCGACCTGTGCATCTCTGATCTTTTTGCGGATCTCGACGTCGAATGTGCTCACTTGTGACTCCTTTGAGTTCCAGGCGGATCCAGCCGAAACCGCCGCAGAACCAATAAAAACAACAACTTAGGGCTGATTTTTGGGCGCCCGGCAGCATCTGGAACCGTTACCGGCCGCGGAGAGCATTTACCCACAGTAAAGAAGTTTAACACACACATCATTCTAGGAAAAGAAGGAAAGAATAAGATAAGAAACGAAACCACTCTATATATAATATATCTCTTGGTTTCTTGGTTTCATTTCATAGAGAAGTGGCCTCGCCAGAGGGGAAAATGCCGGAACCAAAAACGGGACCAAGCGAAACCGCCGGTTGCAGTCCGGTCGCGGGGTGTCTCTCGGTCACGGGGGAGGTGTGGGGGTGTCACGGGGGACATCACGCAACATCCCCCGAAACACTTGCTCAAATCCGGGCGAAATGGGCTAGAATTTCAATCAGATTTGATCAAGTGGGGCCCGGATGGTCGATTACTTC